GCCCGCGATGCCGACTCGGCCGTCGTCAATCACCGACATTCCGCCGTCGCCATCGAATCCCACATTGGACAGAGCGCCGATGGTGATGTCGGCCGCGCCGGCGCCCTTGTAGAGGTAAAGCGCTTTGGTCACTTCATAGAAAAGCGCATCGGTGATGAACAGGCCGTCGCACTTCTCCGACTTGACACCGTAGGCATCCTTCCAGACCGTGCGTTGGTTGGTAGTGAAGGTGGCATTGCCAATGCCAAACGGCCACAGGTGCAGGTCAGTGATGCGCACCGTATCCATCGAGCCCTGAATGTCGATGCCGATGTTGAACATCGACAATTCAAGGTCATCAATGGTCGCGCCGCCGCTATTGCCCTTCATGTCGATGCCGTTCCAAGCCATCGCAATGCGGCAGTCCCGAATCATGAATCTCGGAACGCCTTGGGCGTAGATAGCAGGCGGGTACTGAGTATAGGCGCCGATGCTCGCCGAGTCAGGCTGAGCAAACTCGATAGTGATGCCGTGCAACTCCGGGCCCGGCTCGCCGGCCGAGAATCGGAACACGCCCGTGGCTGCCAGGTTGAACGTGGCCGGGACTTTGATTGTGGTCTTCCTACGCCCTGCGCCACGGATGCGCTTGCCCAGCGCGACAGTGACTTGGTCGGTCAAGTAGTACGTGCCGGCCGGGATGAAGACGTCGTTAGCTGCCGTGAGCGCAGCATTGAACCCAGCTTGGCAGGGATTGGTGTCGGTGCCGGCGGCGATGTTGGCGTAGCGGGACGGGTCGATGTAGTCCAGGACCGAGACGCCCTCGCGCACTTTGTCCTGCATGGTGCGCACAAACGTTCCCGCGCCCGGACCGACATAGTTGCCACTTCCCGCGCTTACAATCTGCTGTACGGTGGCGGCGTCGGTTCCGGCCACGCCGTCGGCCATGTTGACAATGCGGTTGTTCTTAGCGTCATAGCGGCCACCCGTCTCCGGGTCGGTCGGAAACAGGGTCAACGAGCGCCGGCCGCCGTCGATGCCGGCCTGTTGCAGGAGCATGGTCAGGCGGTCCAACCCATCCTCAGCATCTTCTTCCGGGAACGGGTCGTTGGCCCGATAGTCAATCAGCTGGGTCCGCATCATGTTGCCACGGTCGATGCTGATTTGGTCACCGGCCGTAGTGGACAGGATTAGAGTGACAAGGCCACCGCCCTGCGTCCTAGCACCGGTGACGCTGTAATCCGTATTCAGCACCAACTCGTATGGCGTGATGCCGCTGATGGGCGCGCGCACCACCCGCAAGTCCCCATCCTCCAGAAAGCGGAAGGTGACCGGCAGCGGCGTCGGAACGCCCGGGAGGGTGTAGCTGACGCTGTCGATTTCGCTGGAAACGGTCATTGTTCGCTCACTCGCTGCGATGGGCTGATGAAATACTCCTGACCTTGTTTCTCGGCGTTGCGCTCCAAGCGGCGCATGGCTCCGGGATTCAAAGTCTCCTGCAGGTTCCAGAGGATGAGGTAGTCCAGGACCGGCTTCACATAGAATAGATTGTTGCCCGGAAGATTGGAGTAGGTGATGCGATACAGGTCATCCCCCAGCTCCGCTTCCTTCTCCGGGTCCAGCGCAGCGTCGCGCGCCTTGAAGTAGATGCCCGCCAGCGATTCGATGTCGCCTGCCATCGGCCCGGCCAAGGTGCCGATGAAGCCGCCGCCGGCGCGGTTCTGCTGGCCAAACAGAAAGTCGCCCATGATGCCCATGCCCCCACCCTGCTGCATTGCAGCGAACATGGTCTTGGGGTCCGTCGGGTCACGCGGCTCCTTCCCCTTCAGAGCGTCCTTCATGGCCATCGCCAGATAGCCGAACAGGGTCGACATCAGGATGAGCTGGGACATGCCAACCCATGCTTGGCCCGAAAGCGCAGCCTCTTTCCACACGCCAAGCCCTCGCACATTCGGGTCGATGTTGCCGATGATTTCCCGGCCAATCAGGCGCTGGGAAAATGCTACCGTGAAGGACTTGAACTGGGCCATGAACCGAACCAGCTCGCCGGCGACTGTCCCTTTCTGGGTTCCAGCCTTGGTGAGGTAGCGCGACTCCGAATCGGGCGACAGCATGATGTAGCCGTTCTGGTCGGTGAAGTACGCCCTAAGCGCACGCGAGACCGCCTCATCCTCGATGGCGTCCGGGGTGATGAAGCTCTTCCCATCAGACGCTTGCTTCACCGCCTTGCGTGCCACATCCCAGCCGCGCTCATCCAGTCCGTACAGGCCCAGGGTCTTAGTTAGGCGCGGGTCCAGCGCGCCCCACGCCTTGTTCGCATGCCCGGCCAGATTGTGCGAAAGCATCTCCGCTGCGGCAAAGCGCAGGGAATCGGTCCACCAGTTCTGTCCATTGAGCTTGAAGAACAACTGTTGTCCGGACGCAATGCCGCCCCTAACGCCATCGTCCAGGCTGAAGCGCGAGGCCATCTTCCCGGACATGGATTCGAACACCACGCCGAGCGCAGAGGCCAGCTCCATCACCTCATGGTGAGAACGTCCCTTGAAAAGGCCGCGCACCGCCGCGTCACCGGCTTGAAAGATGTTCAGCCCGTTGTGCCGCGCCGAGGCCATGAAAACGCCAAGGTCATTGACCGAGGACAGCAGCGAGCCGCCCAGCGAGGCCATCGTTTGGAGCATGCGGGCGGCCGAGGAATACTGGGCCAGTGTGGAATTTCCCGGAATGTCCAAGGAGCCGTCCACTTCCTTTAGCCGATTGCGCGCCGCCTGGATGTCATCGCGGAAGCGAGTGACCGTCTTGTTGTCGGGAGACTTCTTCTTCAGTTCCCGAGCCAACTGGTTTTCCAGCGAGTCGATAAAGGCGGTTGGATTGGTGCCCATCACCTGCATCAAGCCGATGGACCGGGCCGAACGTTCCAGCCCAGAAATGACCGCTTCGCGCAAGTTGCCGGCGCCGAACTGGCCGTTGTAGGCCATGAAGGCATCCGCATCCCGGTAGTGGATGACGCGCTCCTTCGAAAGCCGATTTGCCAAGTTGCCCATGCCGGACTTCCCAGTGACGGGTGCCGGCGTGTCTTTCAGGTGTAGGCCCGAGGCGAGCCCTTGATAGAGCGCATCAATCATCTGGTCGGAGGTGGCGTAGTCCATCTCCGCCATCATGCGCGGCAGGTCGAAGTACTTGTTGGCCGCCGCTTTCCACGCGTTGGGCTCGCCGGAGATGCGTGTGATGTCATGCGAGGCGCGCACCACGTAGCCGGCGTACTTGCCGATGGCGGCGCCTTCCTTGTTGGCCAGCCCCCGGGACAGCTCCTGATACTGGTGGATGACCTTGGCGATACGCGTGGCCGCCGGCGACAGGCGCTTCATCGCCACCTCGTCCGGAACCTCTTGGGACAACTGCCAAAGCGCGCGACCAACGTCCATTTCCACCGTGTCGGACAGAAACAGGCGCAGGTCTTCCTTGCCTAGTTTGGCCAAGCCGGCTTGCAGACCGCCTAGCAATTGCGCGCGCACGGCGTCCTGCTGGTTGGCCGCTGAGACACGAGCGCCTTTCACGTTGCGCTGAGTGCCGGTGACCATTGAGCGGACGCCAAGGCCGTACTGACTGCCCCAGTTCTGGGTGATTTGGCCAACAGCCTGCAGCCGCTTGCTCTCGTTGAGCAGGGCAGCCCGGCGTTTGGCAGCCACGGCCGACTGTGTCTGTGCCGTCACCAACTCAGCCGCCCGGGTGATGGCCTCGTTCTCGGTGAGGGAGGGCTCGGCGGCACGCAAGGCGTCTGCGCGCTTGGTGACTATTTTCTCCAGCCGCTCCACGTCCGCCGAGGACGTGTCCTTGCCGGTCATGGTGGAAATGATTTCTCGGCACAGGTCGCGCGCCATCAGCCGCCCCTCAGCAGGCACAGGGAGATGCCTTTGATAGCTTGGGATTCTACCTTCAGCTCGGCAGCCAGTTCGGTCGATTCTTCCAAGGCCGCATCCAGCGCGCGCTCATCGCCGCCGGTGGCGCGAATCTGTTCCCGCAGGGAAGCCTCCAGCGCCTTCACGTCTTCATCCAGCTTGGCGGCATCAGCCGGGTCGAACCGGACAAGGTCGGCAATACTGGCGGTGGTCATGACATCGGTGCGGTCCAGGCGAAGTCGTTCGGCCTCTTCGGCGATGCGGCGATCTTCCAAGAACCGTTCCACGCCGCGCGCGGTTCCGACTTGCGCCGCCGGCCCCGGATTGACCTGCTCACCATTTACGGCTTGGGCAACGCCGGCCTGGAGGGCTGAACGGTGCTGCTCATCGGTGAGTCGCGCAGCTCGGCCACCTTCTGTTCGAAGTCCGCCCGCTTCTGCTCCAGCGCCTGCTTCAAGGCCACCGGGTCGTCCGCCAGATGGGACAGCCCCAGCCGGGCCAGCCGTGTTTCGAGCGACATTGCCGCCTCCTTTTTTGCTTAGGCCAACCCCGCTGTCTGCGGCATTGGTGATGTCATCCGCCGTCAAGCGCGGGTCGATTTCGGCGGTGCCGAAGTGCATGCCCGTGCCGTACTCGCCCGGGCGCTTGGGATTGTCGATGTTCGCCAGCCCGTTCAGCTCGGCGTATTCCTGGATGCGGGCCTGCGCTCTATTCAACGCAGAATCGACCGTGGAGCGGTCAACCCCAATGACTACGGCGCCCAATTCGTCGCCGCCGGTGCGCATGGGGACAACGTCTGTCCCGAGGCCGGTCAGTTCGTCGCGCATGATGTCAGTCATGGCGCGGTAGTGGACGTTGGCCACGGCGGCGCGGTCGCCGGAGTGGGCATTGATGCCCCCCAGGTTCACGATGTCGCCGGAGACGTAGATGGCATTCTCGCCGGTGGCGGCCACGTGCTTCTGCGCGCGCTCCACCAGAGCAGCCTTGGCGGCGTCCGTCTGCCCGTCATAGAACCCGGTGACCGAGTCGATAGGGGCCGAAGGCTCCAGTTCCCGAACCACATCATCGGCCACGCCAAGCTCCCGAGCCTTCCGGCGGAACTGGCCCTTGACCACATCGTCCGGGTTTTCGAAGCGAGCGCGCGGCGAGGACTCATACAGCTTACGGTCCTGCGCCCAGCGCCCCGCTTCCAGCGCGGACTGCACACGTACCAGCACCGGCGAGGCCATGCCCTCCACTGCCTCACTGTCGAGCCCGTAGCGGGCCGCAGAGTCCACCAGCCCCGTACGGTAGTCGTCAGCCTCGCCTCGGCCGTAGGCGTCCAGCACGGCGGCCAGGCGCTTGTTTCCGTTGCTCACTGAGCCATCCTGATTCAGGACAGGTGCGCCGCTGTCGGCGTACGGGGACTCTCCGAGTTGGGACTGGTCAGGCGTCAGGAAGCCATCGCCAGCGGGTCGCTGCAAATCCTTGGCATCCACCACCGCGAACGCGCCGCGTGCGTAGTCATCGCCGGTGATGTAGCGGGTGCCGCCTCCCATTACGAAGGTGGTCGGCATGTCGGGGGTGTCGAGCATTCCGTCGACAGTGACCGCATCCGCCCAAGCCCCGGTATTGCTGCGCCGCGCCATGATGTCGGCGAAGAAGCCCGCGCCCGGCTGCAGTACGCCGCCGAACAAGCCACCGAAGGCGATGTTGTTCAGCGAGTCGGCCGAGGTGTAATCGGCCTGCAATTCTTGCTGGGAGAAGTACACCACCGGCTCAACGAGCGCAGCGCCGGCGGCACCTTCCACGGCGCCCAGTCCAGCGCGAGTTGCAGCGCGCCCCGCCAGTGACGTACCCGCCCGGCCCAAAATCTGCGCATAGCGCGACTCGCCCACCACCGGCACAAAGGCCGAGGCGATGTTGATGGGGTCCGCCAAGGAGGTGGCCAGAGCTGTTCCCAATTGCACAGCGCCGCCACCGACACCGCCTCGATAGCGGTCCAGCAGGAACTGATTGCGCAGTTCGCGAGTCTTGTAGTCGATGAGCAGGTCGAGTGCGCCCTGATTCTCCCCGTCTTCCGGAATCTTCAGATGGTCGGTCAGGCCAACCGCATCCACCTTGGCCTGGGCCTGTTCGCGCGTCAGCTTGGGTGATGCTTCACGTGGAGCCACGTAACCAGCGGGGGTGAAATAGCCCTCGCGGCGTTCGCGGTCAGCCGAGACTTCCTCCGCGCGCAGCGTGGACACCGTCGGACTGGTGCCAAATGTCTGCGACGCTGTGGCCTTCATGGCATCCCACGTAGAAATGTCGACCAGCTCGGATGTGTCCTGGCCGGTGAACGCGGGTGATTGTCCGAAGCGAGGCATCAGAGTTTGGTCTGCATGAAGGCGCGCACGGCGGTGTCATCACGCACAGGAGCGGAAAGCAGGTCTTGCCATGTCCGCTTGAACGGCCGGCCGGCGGCGTCCTTGACCTGAACCAAGCGGCCATTGTCGTCGGTATAGGCCAGTTCCAGCCCCGACTCATCGGCCGAGGTCAGCCACTTGCCGGTCTGCTGGATGCGGCGGATGCGGTAGGCCTTGTACTCGTCGGTCGAAATTCCGGTCGGCACGGCGTCATTCAACCCAATTTCGGCCGGGCGCAGGGAGTCCAGCGTGCGAGTTGCCGAGCGAACCACGCCCTGCGCATCAATTGCGCCGCCCTGCGGGTCGCGCAGCGGCACGCGGTAGGAGATGGTCGCACCAGTTCCGGCGAACAGGTAGCGGGAATTGATGGTTTCACTGGCGGCCTGAGTTGCGGCCTGCTTGGGGTCCATGCCCAGCTTGACCTTCTGTGCGGCCACCTTCAGGGTGATGTCGAAGTACTCCGGCCACTCGGTGGCGCCAGTGGCGTCCAAGGCCCCCAGTTGCTTACGCACTGTGTCCTGCATGTCATTCCACGCGGAAGACTCGATGGACTTCTTCAGCCCATCACCCTGCGCCGCTGCTGCGACGTAGGACTCAATGGTCCGCACGTCGATGCCCTCCAGCGCCATGCGGGCAGTCGGGCCGGCATTGGCGCCTAGCTGAGGAATGGCCTTGGCCGCGCCGTCGCCGAACATGGCAACGGTGGCGCGCAGACGCTGAACCCCGCCGGCAATATCGCCGCTGGCCATCGAGCTGTCGAAGTCGGACATGACCTGTGCGGCCAGATTGTCCGGCATGACTTTGCGTTTATCGGCCGGCACGCCCAAGCGAGCCTGTTCGGATAGCAGGAAGTCAGTGAAGGCCTGTCCTTTCTGACGCATCTGTCCAAGGGCTGCAGCCTGCGTTGCTTTGTCTGTCGCGGCCAAAGCCTGCTCGCGCGCCTCCAGAACGCCAGCGTAGCGCTCCTGTACTGTCGGACTGACGGCCATCAGGAAGGCGGCGGGGTCGGCATTGCGCTGGGTCTGCACGTTCTTCCAGGCGTTCTGCATGCCCTCGTACACCTTCTGGTCGAAGGCGTAGTTGGGGCTGTCAGGCTTGGGCATGTACTTGGCAATGATGGGAGCCGCTTGACCCACTGTTGCTGTGTTCAGCGTGGCGATGTCCGGCGCCATGGCCGCGTAGGTCTGCATTTCCTTGTACTTGATGGGGCCTTCGTATTCCCCATAGACCGCTGTCAGCTGGGCTTCGGTGGGCCGCTCAGCAATCGGCACATCCACGCCGGCGCCGAGCTTGGCCACCACGTTGTTGTAGCGGTCGGTGAACTCAGCCTTGGAGGCCTGGGTCGCGCGCTGGCGCTCCTGAATCAGTTTGCGGTCGTTGGCCGCCATGAAACGGATGTCGTTGATGGCCGCTTCGCGGATGCGCATATCCGGGTTCTTGTCGGCGCGGCGAATCGCGGCAACCTCCCGTTCGTTCACATCCTGCTCGGTCACCGGCGGGGGCAATACCTCGCCCGGGCCGCCCATGCGGTTGGTCACCTTCTCCACGTACTTGCGCGTCTCGGTCGGCATGGCTTCCGGGTCACCCGGAAACCGGGGGCTCCACTGCTTGCCAGACACAGTTCGGTACGGCTCGCCCGCTGCCCACTTGGCCGCCGCTTCCGGCCCCATGTTGTAGGCCGCCGCGACCACCGGGATGTTGCCGCCGAAGCGCTTGATTTGCTGGTCCAGGTACGCGCGCCCTAGGGCGGCGTTGTAGTCCGGATCCTTTTCGAAAGCTTGCGGGTCCCATTTCAGCCCTGCCAATCGAGCAGCTTCGGGCCCGGTGCTGGGCATGATTTGGAACTTGCCGACCGCGCGCTCACCACTGGAGGTTTGCGGCCCGCGAATCACCCGCCCCGCATCATCGAAGTGGCGATCATTGGATTCCACCTGAGCGATGGCGTCATAGACCGTGCCAGACCCTGTAGCCACCGTCGGCGCAGTGCCGTTGTAGTACGAGCGAGCCAGCGAGCGGGACTGCTCATCCACAATGTACGGCTGGATGGCGCGCTCCACCTGCAAACGGTCATCGCCAATCAGGGCGCCGGCGTTGTCTTTGTAGGTTTCGATGGCCCGCACCGGGTCGCGAGTGACTTGCGACATCACCACGTCGCGCATGACCTTGGAGCCATACTCCAGAACTTTCCCGGCGGTGTAGGCCGGGGCTTCGCCCATGCGTCGGCCGTTGGCCTCGATAGCTCCCTGGGCGCGCGCAATGGAAGCCTTCACCATGCCCGGGTCGTCGGCATTGGCCATGGCCTCGTTGGTGAACTGGGCGACCGTGGCATCGGTGATTTGCTGGTCCGCCACGCGTCCTTGGGTGAACTCGTGGTTGGCCAAGCGCTTGTGCATGTCCTCCCGGCGGACAGCAGCCATCTCCACAGCTTTGGCTTGCGCGGCCTTGGTCCGCAACTTTGGCTGCAGCTGAGTGGCCTGCTGGTCGAAGGAAGAGAGTGTGGCGTCAGTAATCCCGTCGGCATCAACGCCCATCTTTCGCATGGCGCCGGGGCTGTCATCATCGCCCAGCATGACCTGGGTGTCGGCCTCGGATAGCTTTCGCTCGTAGTCCAGCAAGTCCAGCTCGTCCTTGCGAAGCTGCGCGCGGTTATAGACGGCGGCGCCGGTCTGCGCCAACTCTCCCACGGCTTCGAAGAGGCCGGCATCGGAAGCGGCAACGAGATTGCCCGCCTCAGCCAACCGGGTGTTGGGAGCGCCGACTTGGCGGGCGTATTGGCGGATATCGACAGCCATCAGGCAGTCGCCATGTTGCCGGCGCCTTGCAACAGCGCGGTGCCTGCTTTCACGTAGCCGGTCTTCATGGCTTGCTTGCCCGTCTGCTTGTAGGTCGCCGAATTGATTTTAGAGGTGTCGGCTTGGTTGAGCAGGCCGACCCGCTCCAGGTTGCCGGAGTAGCGAACGTTCAATGCGTCCATTTCAGCGTCCCGCGCCTGCTGCGAATACACGTCCGCATTGGACCCGAGCAGACCCGTTCCGGATTGAGCGATGGCGGCGCGGCTGGCGCCCAGCATCTGCCGGGCCTGCCGGCGCACGTCTTCTTCGCGGGAACTTGCCTGCTTGGCGGTGATTTCGGCGTTGGCCTCAGCAATCTGCGCCTCACGGTCAGAGTTCAGCGCCGCGATGTCGGCCGCCTGTTTCTGCGTCTGCGCCTGCCCCACCGCGCTGAGCGCGGAGACGGCCATCATCACGAAGGGAATGGCTTGTGGCATCAGGTCACCCTCGCGTACAGGTAAGCATCATGGCCGTTGGCAAAGAACTTGCGCATCGGAATATCGGCTTCCAGGGTGAACCCCAGCAGGTGGACCCATCTACGCCCCTGCGGGAACTGGGTGTCAATGTACGCTTCGACCCGGCGGTACGCCATGCTGTCAAACCACGTGCGCGCCGCGCGAGTGATGGGCAGAAGATGAGGGCCCGCCGATGCATCGAGGACTGCCCACGCCATGCCTCGCCCGTCCCACTGCTCCACTACGCCAAAGCACCCAACCGGCGAGCTTCCGCTCCATGCAGTGAAGCCCGGGCCGCCCGACAGTAGCCAGCGGTCGTAGTCGGCGCCAACCAATTCCCCCACACTGATTTGGTGGTCCTGCGGACGCAGTCCTGCCATGTCGCCGACCTTCATCGGCGCAATCACCAGTGGGATGCGAGGCGGATTGACAGTCATAGGAATCGGTCCACTCGCTCGGTTCCTTTCCATGGATCTGCGGTTCCCTTCCCAGCAGTCACAATGCCGCCGGAAGCCACTTGCTTCATTCGCACATCTTTGTAAGCGACTGCCAAGGCAGCCGTTGGTCCAATGGCGCCGGCGCCGCCAAACGTATTACTGGTCAGCTCTTCTTGCACAGACCCGCCAAGCAAGATGTTCAGTCCGTCCTTCCCGGAGCCGAGACGCGCGCGAAGGCCGCTATTCTGTTCCTGAAGGGTCGGGAGAATCATCATGTCCGGTCGCTCGTTTCCAGTTGCGGCATGATAGCAATCACCGTCATAGGAAGCGGCTGCGCCGCCACAACAGTGATGTATCCAGTGGTGTCGTAGCCGTTTGGGAAGCTGATTTCCTTATCTCCTGTGAACACCGCCGGCGGCTGATTCATCGGGTCGGCGCTGGATCGGTAGTTGATTTCATCTGCCAGTTCCACCGTCGGTCCAACCGCGCCTCCCAGCGTTTCGAAGAAGCGCATGATGACTCGGTGGATGCGCTTGACCTTACCCTGCGCCGTTCCGTTCTGCGAGCCCGCTTCCAGACGCATGGTCTGCAGGTAGGCCGGCATGGGCAGACCCACTTGGGCCTTCATCATGTGGCGCTGCAGGTCAATTGCCCCGCCAGTGACCGTGACAGGCGGGTGCGTGGCGCCGTCCCCCAGCACGTCTACTGTCTTGCCTTCCAGGTAGCTCAGTCCCGTGATGCGGTCGACGGCGAAGGCCCAGTCGCTGGACACAGTCACGCCAGCCACAAACCCCGGAGGTAGGTCGTCAATCTGGCGCGCCGTCACGGTGTTGGCGTTGGTGTAAATCTGTATTTCGAAGCGGCACCATTCGTTCGTACTGGCCTGGATGACCACGTACTGCCCGACCTGCGATGGGGCGAAAGCACCAGCACTGGAGGTCAGCGTACCGAGCGTCTCGGCACCGGTGAACGTCGCCCCGGGGAGGATGGTTCCGGGCTGTCCCTTGCCGCTGTAGGCAGCCGAGCAATCCACATACACCGCATCTTCCAGCGCCGTTTCATCTTGGCGCCACTCCTGTTGCAGGTACTCCACGTAGCGTTTCTGCACGCCATTGATGGTGCGGCGCACGATGAGCCAGAGCTGATCCTGCGTGCCGTCCGGAGACGGGATAACCTGCACCGACTCCACCAGCCCATCAGTGGGGTGGCGATGCCAGCCAATCACGTCCTGCTCGCGATTGAACGTCAGCGCCACCAATGCCCCATTGTTGCAGGCGTGCCACGCAACGTTGTCCGGCTCTTCCTGGTAGGCCTGCTGGATAGAAGCGCCCCGCAACACTTCAGTGGACAGCACCTGCAGGTTCACCGTCTGGTAGCCATCACTGTCGAAGGTGTAACGCAAATCACGCTGCGTCCGCCCCGTGCGCTCCACCATCAGCGTGGAATCGTTGATGACCAGCGGCTGCACTTGGCGGGAGCCATGCCCAGTTTGTAGCGACGCCTTCACATTGCCCGGGCCAAACACGTCGGACGTACTGATTTCGCTTACGGCAAACTCAGCACCCACAGTGCCCACCAGCAATGCTTTGCCAGGGACCAGCCAGACGGCGCTATTCAATTCACCGGTGGTGATGTCCAAGGAGATGGCCGAATCCGGCACTGTCTCGGCGCCGTCGCGGTTGGCGAAGTTTTCAAAGTCCGCCGTCACCGAAAACCAGCCCTTGGCTTTGCGCCAGAACGTCAAGCGTTCGCGGAAAAAAGTGACCAGCTCCGGATAGCCCTTGGCAGCCGACCACGCCGACTTGGCCCACTTGTTGGATGCATTCGCAATGCCTACCGCCTGAGTCGGAATCCGGCTTATGACAGTTGCACCGGCGGTCAGTCCGGCAGCCGAGGTGATGAGCGCGATGCCGTAGCCTGAGTGCAGGTAGTCCCATTGCACGCCGGCGTCACCGTCGAACTTGGCGCCCTCCAGGTGCGTGGGCTTGATGGAGCCAGTGGTGGCTGCGTTGAGTGCCTTGTAGACATTCGAATCGCTGCGCCGCTCATCATTCAATGCGATGACCTTGCCAACTTCCCACACCTTGTAGCCGTCAATCTTCTTCTGTTCCAGCAGGAACAGCGTGCCTACGGTGTCGGCGTCGAAGATAGCGGTTGAAGCGGTCAGGGTGATGGCCCCGGTTTCGGCTGAGGCGTACACGGTCGTCGTGCTGTCCGGGTCGACCGTTTCAAACGGACCGTTCTTGATGCTCGCCGGCGCAATCGTCCAGTTGGTGTTCGCCACGCGGGTAAGCTTGTAGGGGGCTTTGGCGCCATCCGTGATGAACACCACGTCGCCCGTTTGAGCGGTGGACAGGGCAAATGTCCCGTCCGGGTTGGTCAGGTCGGATTCGCTGTAAGGCGAGGTGATTTCGTACACGCTGCGCGCCACCCAGAACGCTGGCGAGATAGCAGGGGTGTTGCCCAAGTTACCGTTCTGCAGACTGCGGTAGGTGATGCCCGCGCTGGTCACGTACGCATTGATGGCGTAGTTCGTACCGGCGTTATAGGCCGTCGGCGTAGGCAGTAGCTGCCCCTGCTGGGTGTAGAAGCGGATGACGTTGTGACCGAACTCCAGAATGAAGGCGTCATTCTGCGAGAACTGGAACCGGACCAACCACGCACGACGTGCGCTGTCCGCTGTTTCCGCCACGAAGCGAGAACCCATGCGCCGCTTGGCAGGCCCTTGCACCGTGGGGATGAAGCCGCGCATGACACGACAGCCATTCCCGTACTTGGCCATGTCCACACGTCCATCCAGGTACGGGGTCAGTTCTCCCGCATTGAACGAGGACAGCAGTGGCGCAACAATTCCAGCCATCAGGCGCCCCTCAGTCGCGCAATTACCCACGAATCGTCTGAGATGTACTCCGGCGGCAACTCAATGGCATTGGCTCGGCGCGCCTTCTTGATGCTCTGGTCGTATTCCTCCCAAGCAAGCTGTCGGCGAGTAGTCGACTGGGTCAAGTCTTCGCACATCTCAGCAGCCAGCCGGCAGGCGAAGGACTCCACGTAGTTGGCATCCCAGAGAGTGGTATCGCTGATTTGCGCCAAGTAGACCAGCTTTAGTTCGTTGGGTGTGCCGGTAATGGCGTCACGGTCGACGGCGCTTGTCAGGATTTTCCGCCCTTCCAGCACGTATGGCTTGTAGCCGTCGTTGCGATAGTCTGCCAGGTCCGGTCCATTCCAGAACGTTTGCTCCACCTCCCAAATGCGCAGGCATTCCACGGGGAGCGTGTAGGCGAACGAGTAGCCGAACACCGGCGGGTCAGTGTCCGCAGCCAACTGAATGCGCTTCTTGGAGAACGACCATGCCCGTGCACGTAGTTCATCGTCGCGGACCACGTCGAACATGTTGTTGACGGTTCGCGCCTCCTTGGTGTTGTCGGCAAAAGAGGTGATGCGGTTTGCGCCGAGCTTGGTCAGCGCGCGGTTGGCTACCGAAATTTTGCTGGTCACAGGACGGTCTCCGTCTGGTCTACAAGCGTGATGGTAGCCGTTCCGCTCGTTACGAGCCGAACATTGTGCCCGGGCTGCACCAAATGCGTCAGCACCTGGTCAACGGAGACATTGCTATTGACACCTACCCCCAGCCCCAATCCGTGAGTTAGCGACGTGCGGTCACGCACCGTTGTGGGCGGACTGCTCGCGTCACAACGCAGCTCCACCGTTCCGGTCATCGACCCGCCCAAGGTCACAGCGCATGCAATGCGAATGGTGTAGACCACCTCCGTCGGACGCGTAGCGTGGGGCTGGAAAGTGGTATTGAGGGAGCGGCCCGGCGCCGAGCTTTGCGAGGTGATGTTGGGCATGCCGGCAGGGCCGGTAGCCCCAGTTGCGCCCGTGGCGCCAGTCGCTCCCGTAGCCCCTGTCGGCCCAGGAGGACCGGCGGGGCCGGTCGCACCTGGTGGTAGGTATAGGTCATCAATGCGCTTGTGCGCGCGGCGCGTCTCGCGAGCAGTCGGTCCGGGGGCGTTTGTCCTGCGAGCCATCAGCGTAATCCATGCAGTGGGGCGCCGATGGGTCAGTACGGGATTCGGTCAGCCCTGGCGTAAACAGCGGTCGCGGTCGTGATGTTGGCGCGAATCTTCCCTGGCGGAAGTTCGAACAAAATGCCGCCAGCAGTGGTAAGCGAAACCGCTGCGAAATCATTGGCCTTGGGAGCAGGCAGCCACGTCACGCCGTCCGGACCAAGGAACTCCAGAGCGACATTGCCACCACCGAACGTGGCCGAAGCCGCGAACAAGCCGCGACCGCCGTTCCAGTCCATGACGCGCTGCGCGCCTGGCGCGCTGTTGCTGGCAAGTTCAACGCCCCAGCTGTTCATACGGGCGGCCAGGTTTCGGCCAGAAGCGCACCAATCACCGCTTCCAGGAACTTGATGGCGTCCAACTTCTGCACGCCCGTGGCGTCATAGGTGACGCGGAAATCGAACGGATTGGCCGGGGTAGCCGCGCCACCCTCCACCACACCGCCCGGCATGTTCACGCCCAAGACGCCTGTGTAAAAACGGTCTGCCACGTCACACCTCCGAAGAAGGGCGCCTGAAGGCGCCCCGTTGGTTTAGACCACCCACTTCGCTTCGACACCCACCGCGCCGGCGCCCGTGGTGGCCGCCGTCAGAGTGATGACGATGTCGTAGTAGATGCCCGGGTCGGAGGTCAGCGCGCCGGGAACCAGTTCCCACAGCCGCTTGTTCCGGTTGGCCGGCGACACCAGATTGCCGCCAAGGACGTTGATGCCCGGGGAGGCCGTGGCAATGGACTGAGCGGCAGTGAAGAAGTCCGCATCCACCACCGCGCCGCCGTCGGCCGAGGTCCGGTACAGACCGACATCACCAGCGCCGGTCGTGATGGCCACGCAGAACAGCGACAAGTCAGTCATGCGCGCATTCGACGGCACGCGGGCCAGTCGGTACGTGGAGCCGATGTTGTCGTTGTTGTTGGCGGTCAACAGGCCAATCGAGCTGCGCACGCCGCCATTGGCGTTGTACGCATTCACCGCAACGCCAGCATCCTGGTCGGTGATGGCTTGGGATTTCAGAGTTACGAGAGCCATTTCAGTTCTCCAGGGTGATTAGCGAGACCACACGCGAACGACCTTTGCCTCATCCAGTCGGGTGGCGGCAATGGTCATCTTCACGTAGATCTGGGTGGGAATGTCGCGCAGGTCGCCGCGCTCACGCACGTCAACGGTCAGGTCTTGCCACTTGCCCAGGTAGCCACCCGACTTAGCGTAGGCCACACAGGCGGACGAGGTGCCGGCCTGGTCATCCGTACCGGTGAACACGCGCTCGCAGTGGATGAAATTGAAGCCCAGGAAGCGGTCAATCAGGCCTTCCTTCATCACAGGGGCGCCGTCACGGGCGATGTTGTAGTCCTTGTTGACCACCTGGATTTCGTTCAGGAGGGCATCGTGGGCCGCAGCGTTCACGACGAAGTACAGCTCTTCGCCGGTCACGTCCACATCGTTGGCCATCAGAATGCGCTTGGCCTCGCGGACCTTGGCCACGTTCAACTTGGACGCGGTGCCGCCAGTGTTGACAGGGACCGTGTTGGCAATCTGCGTGGTGGTCGAACCGGTTTTACCCGTCTGGTTGCCCAGCAGCAAGCCTTGCAGGATGGTGACATCCTTCTGGCGGTTGAAGCCCGCAATGGCGTCGCGCGCCATGATGGACTTCGGGTCGGTCAGCATGCGAATCAGGTCCTTGTTCTGGACGAGCTGATTCAGGTCGTAATCGACCGGGATGACCCAGCGACGATCCAAGGGAGCGTCGGTCCGGGGCATATCGCTGAAACGTTCGTTGTTGACGGTCGGATTGATTTTGCCCCACTGGTCAACAGGCGAGGCTTGCTCACCGATGTGGGTGCCGGAATCGACGGTCATCTCCAGCTTGGATTTCTCCTGCTGGGCCAGCAGCGCCAGGGTGTCGGCAAACTGCTGGACAAAATGGGTAGGGATATTGGCGGACACTGTAGGACTCCAAAAAGAGGGATGGACACTCGATTTTTGGGTTCCCCGGACGCGCCGGACCCGAGCTTGCACTTACCTATCGGGGCCGCTCGGCTTGCCCGATTGCGTGAAATCTACAGCCTCTTCACGCCTGCCGCAATAGCCCCGGCCGAAGCCGGGGCATCTTTCTTTACACCTTGGCGCCGGCGCGAATGTTCGACAGCATGATGCGCTCGGCATGCTCAGCCGTGCCTGGGGTCATGGCCTTCTTGCTCCACTCCGGATTCTGGATGAGCAGGTTGAACTTGGCGGTAGCTGCTTCCGGCGACATCGGGCCGAACGTCGGATTACTGGAGCCTTCCAACACACGCCCTTCCTGGTGGTTCTTCGAACCGACGGCAGCAAACAGCCTTAGGAAATCCGCCGTACCGATGGCGCCCTCGATGGCCTGCAGCTTGTTGGTGTCCAGGCCGACCGTGACTCCCATCTCAGCAGCCGAGCGGCGTGCCAGCTCCACGTTCTGGTCGTACAGGCCGCCCCAGGTGGACTTCAGACCGGCGATGGCCTGGTCCGATGCGACCTTCTCCTGGGCTTGGATGCGCGCCTCTTCGGCCGTCGCGAACTCGGCATTGGCTTTGACCAGCGCATCGAGCATCTTTTTGGGCACGCCGGCGTCATGCGCAATCTTGGACATGTGCTGGGCGTACTCGGGCGGAATGCCCTCAGGTACTGCGATGCCGTAGTCCTCCGGCTTCTCGGGCCGGCCCAGGCCCACCTTGCTGTAGATGTCCTGCCATGCCGGGTCATCCCCCTTTTCCGGAAGCTTCAGCAAGCGCTCGGGCGGCGCGCCCAACTTACCCTCCAGATTGCGATAGCTCTCGATGGCGGCGGCCGGGCTGTCCCACTTCTTCAGCTCAGCGAAGCCTCGCACTTCGGGATTTTCGATGGTGGCGTACCACGGCTGTGAGCCCGGATTTTCCACAATCGCGGGCGGGTTGCCGACCGGAGTCGACCCTGGGATGTCAGTCATTGTGCTGTTCTCGCTCGATGGCTTGGAGGATGGCCGAGTCCGGAAGTTGGCTCAGGGCCACAATCCGTAGGTATACCTGCCTGCGCCCCTCGGCGATGGCGCTGGCAATAGGGTCTTGCGGGCCGTCAGGCACGCGCAAGGCGGTGGTGCGGTAAGCGTTGCAGTAGTCGGCCAGGTCGCGCATGACGCGCTGCTGGGCTGGCGTCCATGTCTCAACACTGGTTCCGAACACGTCCTTGTAGGCGCCGCGCTTCAGTAACTTGGCTTTCAGGCGCTCAATCACAGGACCGGCGCCACTTGGTTGGAGGCCGTGGCCTGAGCCTTGGCCAAGTCAGCGGCCACCTTGCCGGCCACCGGTGCGGCCGCAAGGACTTCACCCAGTGCCTGCTGGTCTTGCTGGCCCTGCTTGATTTCGGCGATTTCCTCGTCGGTGCGCAAGCACTTGGCCGGGATGCCATTCACATCCGCCAGCGTGCGCGCCATCTCGGTGAAGTTGAAGGGGTCATAGACCGTGGGGTCGACCTGCGCCACCGGCGCCAACGCTTCCAGGGTGCGGAGAATGGCCACGCCGTCCTCGGACTTCTGTAGCCGGTTCACTGGCGCGGTGTATTCGATTTCCAGCTTGCCGCCCGCTTCCAGCAACTGCGGCGGCGGCTCGGGCAGGCGCCCCTGGCGCGCGAGAATATCGATTTCACGCTCAATGAGCGGGCCCATGTACTCGGTCTGCTGTCGGCCCATCGGCGGGGCCAGCAACGCGCCCTTCTCCTGCGCGCGCAGCAGCGCCTCAGTAGCCGTCATCTGCGGACTGTCCACCAGAATCTGGAACAGATTGACATAGAACGCCTCGTTCACCACGGTGCGCTCGGACTCAATCAGCTCCATGCCCACCGGCAGGTTGGCGCCGGACTGGAAGGGTTTGACCCGCTGATTGCCTTGCGCGTCCAGGGCGCCGTAGTTGATGGCCCCCTCGCGCATGTTGAAGCCGCGCAGCTCGTCATCATCCACTGCCATCAGCGGCGGCCGGGTGACCATTTGGCCAGCGCGCAGGATGGTCTTCTGTTGTTCGTTCACCGTGTTCAGGGAGTTCAGCACAGTGATGGCCGGCCCGCGCCCATACACCTCTTGCGGAGACGTGGTGAACCGACTGGTCACGTAGGGATTGGTGAAGTAGCCGCCCTCCTCCACGATGACCTGCAGGGACTTGTCCACGTACAACCCCAGCCACGGCTTGCGTCCAGGGCCCGGCGTGTAGTTCTTGTCCGGGAAGACGCAATGCAAGAACTCCATCTTGGCGCCAGGGCTTTTCTCGCAGGTCTTGCGATAGATGCCCTTGGGGCCGTCGCCGAACGCCTCATAGGCCTGCTTGGCGGTGAACTCAAACTTGCGGTGATTGGTGTCGACGTTGCCTTGGGCGTTGATGTCAATCCACATCTCGCCCAGGAACCGGGAGCGGTAAATCATACCCCCTCGGCGAAGGTCATCCTCCACCATCGTGCATTGGGTACCGAACGCGCCCAAGGACCGATAACTCTCGCCTGTGGCTGTGGTGAAGCCGGCCGCCGCCGCATAGCGGTAGCGGAACAGGGTGTCGTTGACCGACTCCAAATAGCGCTTGACCTGGATGTCATCGGCCAAGGCCTTCTCAGCCGGCACGAGCTGAGACCAGCGCTGGGTGCGCGGGGTAATCATGGACTCCATCGCCGCAGCAAAGCGGTCCAGCGCCAGGGCGCCGGTAGAGTCGAACTGCAGGCGGTCAAGTCGCTGGCCTTGCTCTATGCGCTTGCGCTGGAAGTAGGCGTCGCCGGTGAAGATGAGGTCGGCCACCCGCTGCCAGAGGGCTTCGAAGTTGTAGCGCTGCCCTTCCAACGCAGCCTGTCGGGTCAGCAGGTCTTCTGCCTTCACGGGCCGACTCCCTGGCGTGTGCCGCTCGGGAACAGGTAGCCCTGCCGGCGACGTTGATTGGCGTTCAGGGGCGCGGCCTCGACCGTGGACTGCTTGGCCTTGGACTCAATCGGCGCCAACGGGTCTTCCGGGTCTTTGGGCAGGAAAATGTTGAACGGGTCGACCTTCTCCCGCATGTTCTTGCCGGGCAGCGCGATGGTCTTCTTTAGAGGGCTGAGCATGCTCATGTTATTGCCCTGTGAGCGTTTTCTGACCCACCGGCGTCGGCCCGGGCTGGGCGCCACCGAAGATGTAGGCATTGCGTCCCTTGCGACGGCGCAGGCGATTGGAGTCCTCGGCCGCTTGCGAGGCCTGGTCAATCGTGGGGGGCGGGTCCGGCAGCACCACCGGCTGCGGCTTGGGGGCTTTCGGGGCGAGGAATGACATTCTCTTCACCTCAGGGATTTGCGCCACTATACGCGCCCGCGTGGCCGGTTCAACCCTCAGCGTACGTTGAGCGCTGCCCGCGCGTGCCTACAGACCTGAGCGGCTTGTGCCCTCGCGCCAAGGTCCGGAACGCATCGGCTCCGTGGCTGGCCCAGTCGTGCTTGGGCCGGTCGTGGAACTTGCGCAGGTCATCAGACCATTCACGGTGATACATGCGCAGGCAATCCAGCCCTCGCTGCATCCGGGCATTGGCCTCGTCTTGGTTCTCGTCTAGGAACGGCAGCGGATGGGTGCCGAACTCACAAGTCATCAAGAACTCGCGCGTGGCGTTGATGCCGGTGGCAATCGCGTCATCACGAGGCTGGATGCGGTTCTTGATGCCCTTGGCCGCCAACATGGTGCCGAAGGTCTCCACGTTCTCGGTCATGCTGTGGACTGGGTGCGCGCCGTCATGGGGAAGGATGCAGTCGGTGTAGGTGTAGGGCGCGCCATGCAGGCGCTTGGTGAACCACTCGATGCCGACGTTGGAGCCTTCCAGGTAATTGATGATGCGCGGCCCGTTGCCCACGTCCTGCCAGAACCAGATGCACATCGAGTCCGATTGACCCTTGCCCAAGTCCCATGCCGTCCCCACCGGAAAGCGAGGGTTCCACGTGAAGCTGGGGCCAATGCGCCCCATGCGCTCCAAGATGGCCATCTGCTGGCCGTAGTAGGCGCCAGGAAGAGCGGCAGCACGGGAACAGTAGTATTCCTGTTGGATGATGGCGTCCGCTTCTTGGTCGCCTCGCTCTGCTGCCAGCTCCCGACGCTCAGCCTCAACCGACTCAGCCGAGAGCGCGCCCGTATCCTCCACGGTCAAAGTCTGCCCAAACCACTCCTCGCTCCCTTTGGCGAAATCCACCATCTTGGCGAAGTGGTTGTTGCCGCGCGTGGTGCTGATGAAGATGGCCCAGCCACCGTTCTCGCGCAGGATGGGGCGGATGTAGGCCCAGGCATTGGGGTCGGCCAGCGCGTATTCGGAGAACACGACGCCGCGCGGAGGGGCGCCGACCAAGCTGTTGTAGTTGTCCGACCCCACTACCTGCCACAAGCTGCCAGAGATGAACTCGATGCTCATCTCCTGTTCGCGCGTGGTCTTGCGGATTTCCTTTGGGAAGGCGATGTCGATGCGCCGTTTTCCCTTATGGGGGTCAACGGCCGTCCAGATGGCTTTGCGGGCCTGACTGGCCTCCGGGAGCATGTGCCAGTACGTGGCGGGCTCCAGCATGGCGCAGCGCGCGGCCCAATGCAGGGCCACGTCATCCTTGCCTGAGCGTCGGTGCCATTCCAAGGCCAGTCGCCTGACTCCGCGCTCCATCGCCGCCCAAGCCGGCATCTGGTAGTCACGGGGGCGCCAGCCATTGGCGGGAAGAATGACCTCAGGCATCGGACAGGTTCAGTACCTTGACCACGAAGGGCTGCCCGTCAGCGCCGGTGATTTCCGCCTTGGTCTTTTCGGTGTAGTCCTCACGGAACCGGCAGCTGATGATCTTGTTGTACAGGTTGGCGTTGAACCCAGGAGTCATCAGTCCTGACTGGCCGACGGATTCCCACCAATCTTGGGACAATTCCCTCGCACGTGTTAGCGCTGTCGAAAATTCAGGATAATCCTCCACCCATCCCAGCATCGTGGTACGGGCAACGCCGAGATCTACGGCCATCTGGAGAGGGGTTTTGCCTTGCTTGCCAAGTTCAATGACGCGTTCGCAGAACTCGGGCTGGTAGAGGCTGGGGCGGCCGGGGCCGACATGGTCTTGCATCGCCTTATCCTTTCGGGGGCTGGAGGGAAACGGTTACTTGGTCAGTACCCAAATCGGGTAGGCCAGGAGACAGGCAGCGTACGTGCCGTAGACGATGCCCACCAGCAGTTGGCCCGCTCCGCTCATCTTGCGGAAACCGGCCGGGAACAACTGGCGGACGATGCGGCTCATGGGTCTTTCGGCAGGTCACGCAGGAAGAAGTAGTAGGCGCCACTGTACAGCAGGACCGAGGCCAGGAACCAGCAGACCAGCCCGATGAGCGGCTTGGGGCCGGCGGCGGCGTACAGCAGCCAGCCTATGGCGCCGATGACCAGCAGCATGGCCAGGGTCCGGAGGGCGACTTGCTTGGGGGTGTACATGGTCACTTCCTCAGGGCGTTGTAACTGGCGATGCATTGGTTCCGTTCGTCGGCGATTCTGTCGGCTTCGTCGGCAATTCGCAGCACCAGTTCAATATCTGATTTCTGAAGCCCGGATGGCTCGGCTGGGCGATTTTCGGGTCCAGTGGCGGAATCTCGGGGCACTGCCGGACAAGTGAATCGCGGGCGCACCCGGATAGCACCAGCACGGACATCAGCAATAAGGCGCTCGGTTTCCTGTTCACGTTCTCTCCGGTGGACTTCTGCATCCCAAGCCAGTTGATAGTGAGCTGCTCGCCATGAGTCTTCTACCGCTTGTCGGACGGCGGCCGCATTTTCACGTGCCGTTTTCGCTTTGGCGACTTCCTTATCACGCCCGTCGCTGCAGCCTTTGGCGTACGCCGCGAACAAAAGGACGGCCGCCGTCACGCAGATGACAAGCGGCCGGACAAGGAACGGAGGAATCATGCTTGACCCTTCAATCTTGCAACAACTGCTGAGCCTGCCGCAGCCATTGCGCGGTATACAAAGGGAATCGACAGCCCGGCGATGGCTGATACGGCAATACCAAGACCTGTACGGAGCTGAGTCCAGCATACCGCGAACGCCGCCGATGCCCCGAGAATATCTACCGCGAGGACCCGCCTGTGCATGGCCCCGCGAGCCTCAGGCTCAGGCCAGTAGTGGCGGACCCAAGCAATCAGGAGGCAGCCCAGGAGCCAGGACAGGACGACGGCCCACAGGCCTAGTGGGGCGCCTTGCAGAACCCGCATCGCAAGGTCCCAACCGGATGACAGTGACGCGATGAACCGCTCCCCGTTAGCCGCGATGAGAGTGACCACCGCTGTCAGGGAGATGCCTGCAATGCCGGTGGCCGCCTTGCTCACGTCTGACCGTCCAGCAGGTCAGCGGCAACGCGCAGCTGGTCAGCCAGCGAGCCTTCATCCGGGACGACGATACGAACCTTGCCATCCGGGGCGGCGGTGGCAGTGCGCCCACCAGGCGGCGGAGGCGGCGGGGTTATGACGATGATGGACATCAGCCTTTCTTCTCCGGTTTCAGGTGCGGGGCCATCATGTAGATGGCATTGAGGTAATTGTTAAGCTCGTCAATCTTGCGGTCATGGTTTACCACCATGATTGCCAGCCCAAGGTTAATCCCCAGCATCAGCGCGCATGCGGCCAGTGCGAAGGCGAGGCCGATTCCGCCTGCGTTCACCTCAATCTTAGCGGTGTTCCTGTTGTTCGCAAGCCCCGCCATGTCGTCTACCTTGTCCAGGGTCCGATTGACCCTTTTCACCACATCCTCTACGGCCTCCGGTTGCCCGGTCGCGTCCCTTGCCGTCATGGTCAAGCTCCCCTGTCAGTTGCCTTGCTTGCCCTTTAGGTATGCCAAATCTTCAAGCAGCTTCCGAAGCTCGGAATGCACTGCACTGAAATTGCTATTCATCTCGCGATGGAACTCACCCAATTGCTCGCGGGTCACGAAGGTGGCCACTTTGGCATTCAGGCTCCAAACCCACTTTCCTAGGCCAAGTATCAGGGCCAAGAGCAGGGCATTGAACAGGGTGTTTGGGTCGATATTCACGCCTCACCCCACATCAGGCAGGCGCGCTCGTACAGAGAGCCCCAAGTCCCGCGATGCGGCTTGCCTGGCCGCCAGTTGCGCAGGTAGTAGTCCCATGCA